AGATTGGTTCTTGTGGTCCGGGCTCACTTTTTAATAGGTCAAGCAGAACCTCAGAATCATTACATATTATTTTCTTCATCATCATAAATGTTTGACCATATGGTCGTACATTATTTTGTTGTGTTTCTTGGTCTTGTATTAAAATTGGTTTTTGTGTGATTTCTGTAGCTTGACTACTTATAGAACCAATAAATAAGGAACACAATAAAAGACTAATTATTAATTTCATAGTATTTTTGTCCCTTCTTTACATGTTATTCATATATATTTATATGAATAAATTATTGGTTCTCCCATAATGTAATTGCTTCTGACAAGTGATTTAAATAAGGCTCTTTTTCTTGTATAAATTCCTGTACTGTTCCATCTTCTGTAACGACTAAAATTACAATTTGTTTGATCTCTATTCCTGTTCTTTCATAAAACATTTCTGCATAAGCAGCACCTTGTATATAAAAATTTTCATTCCAATCGTCAGTACGTTCTCTGGTTGATGTTTTAAAATCTATAACAGAAGGAATTTTATTATATTCAGAAATACAATCAGCTCTCCCCGCTACTTTATATTTATCACTATATAAACTACTTTCAGTAACATATATGTTATTAATCTTATGTAATACTTGTTCCTTTAATTGGTTAAATAAACACCAAGGAAGGAAATCTTTCTTATGTTTTTCAAACTCATCAGGATAATTTAAATGTTGATTATTTAGATAATCTTCACACATATGATGAACTTTTGTTCCTCTAGAGGCCGCTTTTCCAGCAACATAATTTGCTACTTTATCACCAACCCTCTTACGCCATTCCATCAAGCCTTCTTTCTTCCGAATAGAGAGCACAGTTGTTATAGAAGGATATGCTTCCCCCTCTGGCGTAATATAAAATCTCTTATAATCTATTGTTTGGGTTTCTAATTTTGGTAGCTTCACAGGTACATGATTAAATTTATTCATTAATATTTCTCATCCTCTCTACTAATCTATTAGCACGATTGGTTACTTGTCTATACCATAGGCTGTCAACCATTTCATCAGCAGCTGCATTCCAATCTCGCTCATCTACTCCACTCTTCATGCCTTTAAATTTACTCAATCTGGGATATCCCAAATTAAACATCATGTTTGCAACAATCAATTGGACTTCTTCAGGCAAATCATCAAAGTATTCATATAGACGGCCGCAGTCTGACAGAACTGTTTCGATATCAGAATTAAAGGCTTCTTTAACTCTCTCCTCACTGACTTCTACACCAACGGAAGTTTTACCCAGACCATGTGGCCACACTCTGGACTCAGGATCATCATCAGTAATAAGATGGCCGATGCCAAAGGTAGGATACCCAAGATGATCTAGATATATCTCATATTTGCAGCCTTCATCTCTTTCTAATTCTTTCCGTAATTGATTAATATTCATGTATATTCCCTTAGATTAATGTATCTTTTTATTATCAACTATGTATTCCATAATAACAACATAGCCATAGAGTTTTAAGAAATTTTCATACAATTTAAGATATGTTTGGGCAGATAATCTCATTGTTCTGTGAAAATCGTCATCCGTTTCTGCGAGGGGATGTTGTTCAAGCCATGCTATAAAAAAGTTTGCTATTTTTGTATATTGTTGTTTATCTAAATTTGAAATTTTATCAATCATATTATTTCTCTATATACACATATTTAATACCACAATAATCGCAATGTATGAAGTCAGAGCTACCGATTGCATAATACACCACAGGATGATCTAGCCCACACTTTATATTCCTTGTGTTCACCTCTATAGTGCGTATATTCTCAGGAATATCATAGTTGTTATGAAATTTATCCATTATTCTACCTCAAGACCTAGTTTTATTTTACTGATAAGATAATTTCTTACAAATCCAGAACGAACAATATCACCAATTGTAAATTCCAAACAATGAAACTCTTCCATTTCATTTAAAATTCTAAGAAAATTATGTAGTCCATTTTTCTCATGTTGTTTAATTAAATCGGTTTGATTAAAATCGCCGGAAAATATAATCTTTGAGTCTTGGCCAACCCTTGTGATAATAGTATCTAATTCGTGAAAATTAAGGTTCTGACACTCATCTACTATAATGATTGAGTTGTCAAATGTCAGGCCTCTCAAGAAAGATGTTGATAGAAAGAACAAAGAGCCTTGGCCTTTGAGTCGGTTATAAAGATTGGAAAAGGATTGCTCAGTGGGTTGTTCAAACATAAACTGCACCATGTTCTGATAGGGAACTTGGTATAATGCAGCCTTATCTTCTTCATCACCCGGTAAAAATCCAATCTCTCTGGTAGGTATAAGTGACCTTACCAGAACCACTTTACTATAGGGCTTCTTTAAATCCAATATGTCTTTAAGCGCAAGATATAAAGAAATAAAAGTTTTTCCTGTTCCAGCAGCACCAAAAAGAAATTGGTTTTGACCCTTTTTCCATGAATTAAATACTAATTTCTGATTATCAGTAATAGGTTTAACCGATATTAAATTATTGTGACTTATTTCTTTGATCTTTTTACCCGACATTAATAATTCCTAATATAAAAATGGGGGGCGGCAGGCCTACCGACGACAGCATATTCGCAGTCTCCCCCATCAGCACATAGGCGGATTGACTTCCCAGCTTACTTAGATGTGGTGCATCCGTGCTGAAGTTTGGTGTCTCGCCTGTGCTATATCTATTTATTCTTTTTTTTATATTCATCAATCCATTGTTATTATTTATTTGTAAAAGTCTTACTCTTGTTCGCAGAAAATCCTTCTCGGCTCACTCTGTCTGCATGTTTTTCAATAGTTCTACGAGTTTTGATCTCTTGATGTGATATTGTACTACCACCAAACTTATCTGCAAGAGGTGAGTTTGGATGTGCAGCGGCTATCCTTTGCATATTCTCTTGAAAACCACCATCTGTTTTTGGGCCAACATTCATAATATGATCGCCAACAATCGCTATAGGCGTATAAACTTGCCGCACATTAGGATTATTTTTTTTATATTCATCAAGTTCTGATATAGACATGAATTCTTCATATTGATAATTTTTGATTTCATCATAAAAAGTATAAGTAGGCATTAAAATTTAAGCTCCTTCATCAATATATATTAATATACCATATAAAATAGGTTTTGTCAAGAGTAATTTGTTATAAATTACTTAATTCTTCTGGGCGTTCAACTGGTATTGTGTAATAACATACAAGAATCTTTGTTGCTTCCAAAAGAGTTTCATCATAGCTATCCCCATCAGGATCGATTGATGATATATAATCGCCCTCATAATCTTCAAGATGACCAAACATCGCTTTCTTTTTTTCTTGCGTATCTTTCAACTCTTCATACAATTCTAACAATACACCTTTAATAATATTATCAACTGTTTCATAGCTTAATGTAAATTCTGTATTCATTTTATTACTTCTTAATATTTCAACTTTTATCAAACAATGTATTTGGGTTTTTCATTGTTTTAATTTCTAACACATTATTGTTTGGATCAGCCACAAACATTGTTTCCTGTTCAAGAATCTCGTTCTTAAATCGTATGTAAGGCTTATTCACAAATTCTGCATTATTCTTTATTAACTTTTCCTTGATATCTTTAAATGTTTCTGCATCTAGATGTATACCAAAATGTGGTACAGAAACATTATCCATATCGACATCATGCTGTTTACTTATTTGTTTTTCATTGGGATGTGTTGCATGTAATGTAAGTTCGTTTCCCCAAAAATTGATATCAACCCAACAGTAAGGAGCTCCTGGCCAGGGTTTAGATTCTGAGTTACCCTTTTCACAACCAAGTATACCACAATAAAACTCTATTGCGATATCTAAGTCACCAGCTGGTATTGCTAAATGAAATCTATTTGACATTTGAATATATTATACTCCATACAGTTATCAAGTCATACATATTTATACCGTCTCAATTTCTTTTTTCTTTCTTTCTTTCAAGTATTTTAGAACCTTGATTTCCCACATTGAGGTTTTTGGATATTGCCAATAATTATGTCCAACCTTTTCTATTAAAAAGTCCTCAAGTTCTTTTTGAGTCATTATTTCGCATCCCATCTGTAAAAAATGTGATCTCCAATTACAGTTGTTAATTGTTTTGTTTTTGCCCAATTAGGTGTTATATAATATGCGTGATAAAATAATGCACCATCTGTGATGTCTATGAATATTATTTCATCATCCATTATTGTATATGCAAACTTTAAAAGTTCATTATATATTTTCTTGTTATGAGGAGTGTCGCTTTTACCATCACAATACCAAGAGAACTGGCATCTGTTTTTGATGGGATAATACACAGCGTCATAGGGATCAGGGGTTTTCTTTGTCTTCCAACTTTCTCTTATTGGGCCCTGCTTAATCACTTCACATATTGTATTAGGAAATCTCTTATCCTTTACACGATTATATACCACAGCAGTTACACCAAGTGCCCCAGCGGTGCCTTGATTTCTGGTTTCATAATACATGTTAAGAGCCAAACACTCAGCCGAGTTCAAGATTTCTTTATTTTGGTCGTTGGCTATTGGAGTAGAACTGATTAATATCAG